CGGGGCCCGCGGAATGCGGCTTTCTGGGACCATTCGGTTCCCAGGGTGTGGTTCAAGTCGCAGCGTGCCGCAACGGCACGTCTGTGGATTGCTGACTCACAATGTGAGGTGTATTCGTGCCTACCGAATCAAGAACCGGGCGCACCATAGGGGTCGCGTCTTATGCAACTTACGACGCTCCCCCAGGGATGGTGAGTTACCCGGAACTTACTCGGTGGTATCGTGATCGTACTTGGAGTAACAACTTCAAGACGAATAAGCTTCGTTTGCAGACCCTGCTTTCACAGGGGTATCTGCCAACAACGCAATACACTGACAACCTTCAGCAAGTTGTCTCCTCAGCGCAATGTCACTTGTACGGTCGTCTGTACAGTGACCCACGCTCAACCTTTGACTGGTGGTTTGTTCCAGTTCAGAACCGTGCATCTGTAACAACTGATGACGCGACTCTTGGTGGCATGGTGGCTCCCGCCCTCGAGAAGCTGCAGACAAAAGTCAGCGGCGAGGGGGCGAACCTGCCTGTTACATTGGTTGAAGTAGAAAGCACCGTTAAGATGCTATACGGTGCGGCGCAGAAACTCCTGATTTCTTGGAGTCATGTCCGACGCGGCGAGTATCTCCGCGCAGCACAGGCTCTAGGTCTGAATCGAGTACCGCGTCGTGTCACCCCTCGCCGGACAGCCGAAGAAAATTGGCTAGAATACCGGTATGGGTGGCGACTTGTCGTCATGGACATGGAATCGTACATGAAGACGATCTGGCTTCTACTCAGAGATAAGCCCATTGTACATCGAGCTAGCGTTAAGGCTGAGAAACTTTCAGCCGGCGCTGGGTATCCATTGTCTTATCGGATCCCTTTGAGCCCGGATGGCTGGACGAACCTGGCCTCCGTACAAGAGAACGTCGATTTAGAGTTCTATCGACGCGTAGATGTTGGCTACATTTACCAGCTAGAGAGCGTTGCGCTCTCTGGTAGCCAGTCGCTTGGACTGCTGAACCTTGCGACCGTTGCCTGGGAAATTATCCCAGCTTCCTTTGTGGCGGACTGGGCACTCAACGTGGGTTCTGTTCTCGAAGGCCTCACGGCTTTTCAAGGCAAGAAGTTCCTCGACGGGTGGGTTTGCAAAACCATAGAGTCACGGCGTACTGTGACATGGTCTAATCCCTTACGGGATGCTGCCTATTCCGTAGTGCTCGGAGGGATCGCTCCCAAGAGCTTCCCTAAGCAGATCGAACGAAGATTTGTTCGAAATGCACTCGGGGGCTTTGTTCATTCTAGCCTCCGACTCGAGTTCGATATGTCAATATCACGCACCCTCGATCTGCTTTCTTTGATCGATCAAGTGTTTGGTCGTGGCCGTCGACGTTAATAACTTCAATCTTATCGAGGTACCGAAAATGGCAGTTATTGCAAATATTACACTCAAAGACAGCGCCAATGCGGCAAAGACTTACGTTCCTGAGCGCGTTCAAACCGGGGTCTATGCCTCGTGGGTGAATCGCGACCAGGGAACAGCTCTGGGCATCAAGCGCGCTTCGATGGTTGTCCGTGATACAAAGGGCAACTATACCAAGCAGTCTGGTAAACTTGTGCAGCCGTGCATCAATGCAACGACCGGCCTGTTGGACTTCACCAACAGTGCGACATTTGACGTGAGTTGCCATCTCCGGGCTACCCTGGCACAGAAGCAAGAGCTAGTAAATAGCCTTGCCGCCATGCTGGGTCTTGCTCCGGTGACGACCCTCCTTACCACCGGTGAGTCCATCTCCGGTTAACTAAAGGGGTCTATCATTATGGCAACCGTGAAAAAGAGTTCACGTCCCTCTCCGAGGGGGTTCTCCCCCCGCAAGGCTCTGAGAGAGCTGGAGAGCATCGCTTCATCCTTCGTTTTGAAGGAAAGCGATTATTTCGATGTCGCCGCACAATTGTGGGCTGATCTTAACACCCCGTTGTCGCTGCGCTGTTACCTTCTCTGGAAGAACCAGGAATGGGATCAGCTAGTGACAAGTCCAGTGGTCCCTAGTGACTACTGTGATCTCGAGTGGGTATCCTCTCTTTTACATTGCCCTGGTCCTTTACAGTTCCAGGATGATTATCAGAGTTGTGCCCTGTTGGCCAAGTGGCCAAACTTCGAGCACCCGGGTTTAGATCCGGTCGGTCAATGTATCGAGACCGACAACGCGGCAGAAGAAGCGTGCCGCGCTTCCAATCGGAGGATTCAACAAGCACTCCGCGAGCCTGAGAGGGCATCGCACCGTTGGCTGTACCTCGTATCGAGGATGCAGGACGTAATAAAGAGTGTCTTAGGACCCTTCGACCCCACACGGTGGGTGGACGAGTGCAGATTTGGCCCAGGGCATGCCCAGGGTCAGGATGGAACGCTTGACTATGAAAAATTGTTAAGTGAACCTACTGTCACGAATTCATTCGCCGCTCTAGGCACGCTGCTCATAACGAGCAGCGACGCTTGGCTCGACGCGCTCGACCCGAGGGGTTGGCGGAATCTGCAGGAGAACTTACCTGTAGAGACCGTCCACACTTTTAGGTTGAACGTATTGCCCGGTGATGTGAATATTATGGTTCCTAAGAATGCTAAGACCCATAGGGGGATTCGTCCTCAACCAGGGTTAAATGTATTCGCTCAGCTAGGACTAGGGATGCTGATGCGGCAACAGCTGCTTAAGCACGGTTTAGATCTCAATGATCAAAGACCTAACCAAGTTCTCGCACAACGAGGCTCTCGCCCCGGATCCGACATTGTTACAGTCGATCTGCGGTGTGCTTCGGGTCACATCTGTAAGGCATTAGTCGAGGAACTTTTCTCGACCGCAGATGCTGGCTGGCTTGAGGCTATGCGCGTTACACGGACCGATCTAATGCTACCTCACGGGGCAAAAGACGAACCGAGCGCATGGGTTCCCCTCCAGTCATGGAGTGCGATGGGAAATGGTTATACCTTCGAGATGGAGACCCTAATTTTTTGGGCCGCCGTTCGAGTGTGTCGCCGTCATACCCGTGACCACGCACCCTTTCGGGTGTATGGGGACGATATTATCTGCGGAAAACAAACCGCAGATTTGCTTTTACCGTTCCTTGCGTGGCTGGGTTTCCCATGTAACAGTAGTAAAACCTTTTTAGAAGGGCCCTTCCGTGAATCTTGCGGAGCGGACTACTGGAACGGCCATAATGTACGACCGATCCACTTCAGTGTCACCGCTGAAGAACTGTCAGAAGGGAATAAAAATGGAACATCAATACTACGATGGATCCAAGTCTGCAACAGCATTCGCCGGCTGGCGAAGCAGCGTAATCACGGTTTTGGCTGTGATCGGCTGCTTCTACCTAGTTGGCGGACCGCTATACTCCGTATTCCTCGAAGCCTTAGAAACAGTATCAAGGCTGGTTGGTCGGATGACAGGGATACTTTCCTGATCACCCATACGGAAGATGCATTGACGAACCCCTTGGTGCGACGCTGCGGAAGTCTGCAGACGTTAGTCTCACCTAACCTCTTTGGTACGCGCATTGGCCGTACCCCAGATAGTTTCCTGGGTATGCGTGCCGCGCTTCTTTACCGCCGAAGAGGGGATCGTGTCGTGTGCCGCTTCGACCATCGCTGGTCGGCGCTGCAACGAGTGCTACAACTTACAGCTGAGCCCGTATCGAAACGGCAGGCTTTTGTGAACCGCATCACCGGAATAAATCCCGGTGTTGAGTTACGCGGTAAACTTCTACCTGCTCATTACGGTATGAGGTTAAGCGCCGGCTGGGAAGTTTTCCAGCCGGTTGCCGTTACACTCGATTGGATGTAACGGGTTTAGCCTAATTTTCTG